TGTTAATTTTCCTGTTAAAAACAATATAACTGGGGCTAATACAACAGGGGGCGTTGCAGGATTGTTTAACAATGCTACAATGTCATCATGTCGTCGCTTATCGTTTACTGCTTGCTTTTGCAGCTTTGTAACCTTCTTTAGTGAGTAACCATCGGGTATGAGTGCGTAAGCCATCAGAGGACACCCGTTTCTTTTCCTGTAAGATATGCCAGCACCAATCTGACAAGAAGCTGCTCCACTGATCGTTTGTCATTAAACCACTTCGGGAGTTCGACATTGTAAATTGTAGTGCTCATACCTTACGTATTTTTTGACCCATTGAACCTAAAGATTTATGGAGTTCTAGTAATTTATTTAACGACATTGGCACAAAACTAGCACTGCCATGTCCTAATTTATCTAATACTAAATCATATAAATCTCTATTAATGTTTTTAAATTTCTGTTTTGCTTGTGCTTTAGTTAGTTTCTTTTTAGGCATATATTCTCCCTATTAATGTATTAGATACCAGCCAGTTAGCATTATTTACCGTACAGGCTGCTAAAACTTCAACTTTAGTAAAAGGTGGAATAAGTATAGGTACCGTTAGGTTTTGTGGTTGATCCTCCTCCCCTGTATCTGTTTTCAAACTTATTACTGTACTACTGTTAAGCTTCAAATAAAATTGGTCTATTCCGCCTGTCCCGCTAACTCCGTCTTTGTTTACCGTTCCACATGCTGTCCATTCCCCAACGAATGTATAATTACCAGTTGTAAAAAACAATGTATTAGTGGGCGATTGCAACGCGTCTGATGATACCTGATTATATGCATAAGCAAAATCGCCTATTACATCTAATGACTTTGAGCCCCCAGTAAAGGAGCCCCCTGCTACATTAGGTGAACCACCGCCGCCGACTAGAGGCATATTACCTCCTTAAGCGAACTGTGCTGTGACTACGATATCTATTGCTGCTGCTGTGGTAACTGCTACTGCGAACTCGCAGGAGTTTCCCGGTTGTACTGCTAAGTCTGTGTCGTATTGAACGAAGTTTTGGTTAGAACCTGTGGATGTTCCCATCGTCATTTGTCCGCCACCGGCAAATACTGCATCTCCGTCACGCATTGCGTTACCTGAGATTTTAATTAAACTACAGAACTCTTCGCCTGCTCCATCTGCAGCGCAAGCTATTGATAAGCTTTTGATGCTTGAAACATTTGTTGGTACTGTAAATGAGCTGCTTACGCTAGCTCCTGCTAAGTTATCCAAAGATTGGAAACTTGTCGTTGCGCTAAGGCCGCTTTCAGACCTTGAAACTACTATTGCCAAATTTTCACTTCCTTATTTTTAGGCCCTCAATTTGAGCGGACCTATTGCTCCGAGAATTTTAGAGCCCCCCAAGCTCGATACTACCAGTTTAGCGGCTAATGCCCCTGCTCCGATTCTGACCATCTGGTCTTTATTAGTTTTGAATGCGCTGCTTAGCGTGGATAATCCGCCGCTAATGTCGCCTTTCAAAAATGACTGTGATGCTGCTCCTGCGTTTGCAGCGTCTAAGAAGGCTAGACCTGCTCCTGTTTCAATTAAGTTAACTGAGAATGAACGCTTTCTGCGTGCTGTTCTCTTTTTTCTTCGTACTGCCATTATTTCTCCTTGTGGGGGTGTTGCCTACGGGCACCCCGAGATACTCACTATTGAGTAACTACTTAAACTTAGTGTCGCAACTACCGCACCTAGTGGGGTCGATGTGTTCGCGCTTCTTTTTAAGATCGTACATCTGTATAGCCTGCTCGATTATAAGGGAATTTGTCCACTTTCTAAAGGAACCGCTATTAAAACTCATCTGCTGATATGCCTTTTTCATTTCCTCAACCAATACCCGAGTATTAGGTTCAAGTCTTATGGTTACTGTTTCCTTAGCTACACGATCTCTTTTAGCACCCATTTTTCACCGCCTGATAACAATGTCTGCAATAATCCTCTGTAGCGCGTGCGTGTCCGTATATCTGCATCTCGCAACGTTTACAAATCATTTAATCACCACACACTCATCACAATAAAAAGTTCGACCAATAGAAGTGATTACAACCTTTCCACCTTCTCTCTTTTGTTCACCACAATGGTTACAGATCATAATTCAATCTCCAGGGGGAAAGCGATCTCCCTTAATCTCTTTCTGCATTTATTCTTTTCTTCTAATGCTTGTATTGATGCCTCATGCACTGGGGGAAATGAATACATCAATCCAATTAATGCCGTTACTTCGACTAGCCTAATCAATTGTTTCTCTTTCTTATCAAACATTGTCTCACCTATTTTACATAAATAACAGTAGATATATAAGTCTACCGTTACTTAAATAAAATATTTAAAATAAATATAAGTACTATACTAGTTTTAATCATATTTACATAAAAAAAGACTATTTGAGCCCTAGTTTATCGCTTTTTGAGGGCTTAGAGTCTACACTATTTGGGTTGTTTTGGGACACTAAACCCCCTAAATTACCCCTTTTCATCATGTATTCGGCCACAAACCCCATCATTGGGTTGTCTCTAGTTAATGCTTTAATTGTTGAAGCGCCCGTAGCATCATCTAGTTTCTTCGAAGCGGCTCCGAGTGAACCAAAAAAAGAAGATTGAAAGCTTTCTAATTTATCATGCATCCTATCTTCTATCTCATTAACAACAACCTCTAAGGCCTCCATCAATATGTCATCGCTATCGTCGGACTGAATCCAAGTTGTCCATCGCTTTCTTGATAATTCTGCGATATAGTGTGACAAAAAAAAATAAAAGATTGTCCAAATTAAAGCGTAAGCTAACAGTGTGTAGGCATCAATTTCCATGTATTACCACTAGTCGGGGCGTTTTAAGCCTAACTCGATAAACTCTCTACGTTTCTTTAAGATGGCAGACTCAGAGGGCTTTGGTGAGACCGCGCCTGAGTCCGCTAAAAGTTGCAAAAGGGTAATTAGGTTCATTGTGTTCTCCTTATGGGCGTTTCTCTACGCTTAGCAAGATCTAATCCATAAAAGCTAGGGTCAAACAAATCTGTTAAAATAAAATCTTTTTCAGTTTGTCGTGTTCCTACCTCTCCCGAGCGAACGCCGTTTGTAGGTCCAAACCCCCCTTCTCTTTTTAGTTGTAATGTTTCTAAAACTTTTTCCGCTGCTGTTTTTGTATTACTTACTACGTCATCGGTAATTTTAACGCCTTCTGATTTTAAATAATTAAGAATAAACTCTGTTAATTTTCCTGTTAAAAACAATATAACTGGGGCTAATACAACAGGGGGCGTTGCAGGATTGTTTAACAATGCTACAATGTCATCATGTCGTCGCTTATCGTTTACTGCTTGCTTTTGCAG